ACTAAAATTTAAAGTGTCAAATATTAAAAGAGCTTTGATGCAGCAAAATGGTACTAATTTGTATCCAGAAGTTCTTAAATATCTCAAAACATACTCAGCTTTTGAAAAAGGTAAGTTTATTTCTGCAAAGGAAGCCAAAGAATTAATTAGAGAGGCTTATGAAAGAGCAGGTATACAGAGAACACCAAACATTAAAGATTATTTTGAAGTAAAAGATGCTTCAAAGAGAATTGATGGAGAAAAAGTAAGAGGATATATCATTATTCTAGAAAAAGCTGTAATAAAATAACATCTTACACTCACTTTTATTAACAATAGAGGAAGGTATTTAATTTACCTTCCTTTTTTGTACCAAAAAATCATAATATCCAATAAGGTCTATTAGAATTTTGAAAAAATTTGCATATCGTTATTAAAAATTATATATTTGCAGTAAACAAAACAATTATTAAAGTATCGAATTGGAAATCGTTGTAGTTATGGAGATGAAAGATTTTAGTACAGGAATAAATAATTTTCAGACGAGTGAATTAACAGGCAGAGATAAATTTAAAATGATATTGGATTATCATAATACTGATTGTTATTTCACTTCTGGTGAATATGATGTTTATGATGCTTATTACTTCGATAATGAAAATAATAAGTACATAGTTGAAATTAAGGATAGACAAATAAGCCATACAGCTTATAAAGACTTTGTTTTTGAAGTGGACAAATACAATAGACTGAGATACGAAATGCAACGTAATAATCAAATCAAAGGTATTTATTATGTAAACTTTTTTACAGATAATTATTTTGCTGTTTGGGATGTTACCTTAATAGACCAGACGCCTATTTTAAAAAATTGTCGCAGGCATACGGCTATTAATACAGGATATAAAGATAAGATGATTTATCTATTAAAATTAGATAACGCTGTAACAGTTGGAAAAATTACTATAAATGGAATTAAATATGAGCCAACAAAATTTACGCAAAACTTCAGTAAGACTACCCTTGGAAATATGGATAGGATTAAAAGAGATAAGCAAAGAAAGTGGCCTGACTATTTCACAAGTTATCAGAGAGATTTTAAGAGATTATATCAAGATGTTTCACGCAAATAAAAAGAGGAGGCTTCATAATGAGGAAAGTAACAAGAGAGCAGCTTGATCAAGCTATTTACGATTATGGGTATGATGAAGCGTTAAGTTTATTCCAATTAACAGAAAAGCAGGCAGAGAATATTTTATTTGGACAGCCTGAGAGAATTAGAAAAAAAGTGATTGATGATAAGCAAATAGAGCTTGATATTTTAGTCTATGACCTATCAGTGGATGAGAATATAGCAAGAGTTATAAGCGAGAACTATTCAGCCTTAAAAAAGCATTATTTGAAAGGTAATAATATTAATTATTTAAATGCTCGATCAGAAACACCAGAGGATTTATTTCACGATGCACTAATTAGAATAATGACAGATACTGAAAGGTTTACTTATAATAATGATGAAGATACTTTGAATTTTATTAGAACAAGGTTGTTTTATGAGAGAAAACGTAGCAGAAAGGATAATATAAGAGAGCGAAATAAACGGCTTGAAATGATTGAAAGAGAACATTTTAATAATCTTTTAGAGCAATTAGCAAGTAAATTTAATAACCATTAAACCTTATAAGATATGGATGATAAAGTAGTAATTAGTACAGAAGTTCTAAACAGAGTGTTAGCGTATTTGGCAGAACGGCCATTCAGAGAAGTTTATGGTTTGATTGGAGCTATTCAACAATCAGCACAAGAAAATCAAGTTAATAGCAAAGAGGATTCAGAGAGTGATAGTAATTAAAAATCTAAATAGTATAAACGATATGTTGGAATTTAAAAAAGAGATTAACGATTATATGCATAGAGTTATTAAAAAGCAAATGTTTGCATCAAGAGTAATACAAACCTTAAGTGTATTAACTGTAATATTGGTATTGATAAATATATTAATACAGCTTGTCGGACAATAAACCACTGTTTTCTATATACTTAATAAGGAAGGCACTCTTTAAAATGGGAGTGCCTTTATACTCTTTATCCTACTAAAATAAATAATAGTCTAAGAGTGGCTGTTTATGAGATTGTGAGGGTTGAGGGGGGATTTATTAAGAATTTTTTGATTGGATGGAAACCACAGCAGCCGGTCAAATTTTTTATACGGGAACTTTTTAACGGTGGGGTTGTAAATAATTGACTTAATGGACAATACAAAAAGCGAGTTTTGGTGGATTGATAATGAGCGTAAAAAGAAGGCTAAAAATGGTTGGACTGAGTTAAGTAAAAAAGGTTGGTATAATACTAGAGAGTGGAAGACACTAAGAAAGTTAGCCTTATCACAAAATCCTCTATGTGTACTTTGTGAAAAGGAAGGCAAATTAATCCCAGCCAAAGAAGTAAACCATATCACTCCTGCTGAAAAAGACAAATCTAAATTTTTTGACTTAGCCAACTTACAACCTCTTTGCAGTTATCACCATAGAGTAATAACACGCAGAGATAATTCTAAATATAGCCCTGAGAACCTTAAGCGAGGTGAGGAACTTAGGAAACAATTTGAAAGCGAGTAGTTATGACAAAGAAACAGTTGATTGAATACATAAAAGACAAGGGGTTGTTTGAGGATGTAGATTTAATAATGATTGATGAATTAATATATAATATCAAAGTTACAAAACAGGCAAAAAGAGACTTAGACAAATATGGTCTAATGATGAATGTGTCGAAAGACCCCAATAAACCATATTTTCAACAATCTCCAGCAGTCGCTATATATAATTCAGCTGTTAAAAATATTATGAACCTCTCAAGGAAACTTGCTCTCTCACCTCTTGATAGAAAAAATTTAAATTTGGAGGTAACAGGTGAAGAGGATGGGTTCGATTAAAAAACGAGATGAGGCAATTGAGAGGTATATAAATGAGTGTTTAGAATTAGCTGAACAATATGAGCAAGATGTTTTAGAAGGTAAAATAACGGTCTCTAAATGGATAAAAAAAGCAATTGAGAGAGAGCGGATATTAAGAACAAAATATATATACAAACTAGATAAAGTCAGGGATGTATATAAGTTTTTTTACTTCTTAAATTTAGAGCAAAATAAGCCATTTAAGCCGCTTCCATTTCAGGCGTGGATAGTAAGGTCTATTTACAGTTTATTCAGAGAAAATGGCTTAAGATTGCGCAAATATGCTATTATTTGGATGGCAAGGAAGAATGCCAAAACTTCTTTTACAGCTATTCTATCCCTCTACGAACTAATGAAAGGAGCAGAGAATGCAGAAGTTTATTTTTTAGCGACTACAAGTAAACAAGCAAGTCAGGCATTAGCTTATCTTAAGTCAATGATAAGTGTATCACCAGCTTTAAAGAAAAGACTTGATGTTCTGACTTATTATATAAGATATAAGGGGCATTCAATTGCAAGACCTTTGGCAGCAAGGGCAGATCATTTGGATGGTTTAAACCCTTCATTTTGTATCATCGACGAAAGTCACGCACACCCAAACAGGGATTTGTTTAACATTATGGACAGTGGTACGAAGGCTAGAAAAGAGCCTTTACTACTGGAAATATCAACAGCAGGGTTTAATAAGAGTTATCCATTTTTTAATCAGATTGAGATTGGTAAAAAGGTTTTAAATGGTGAAGAAGAGCAGGATAACACCCTATATATGTTTTATACTTTAGACAGCGAGGATGAGATAGACAAACCTGAGTGCTGGATAAAATCAAATCCTGCTATTGGCGAAATACTAGACCTCAATACACTGATTGAGGATTATAATAAGGCAAAGAAGACCACTTCTGATCTTAACTCATTTATAGTAAAGAATTTGAACTACTATAAAGAGACAAAGCAGACTTGGATAGAAGATGACCTTTATAAAACTTGTTTTAAAGACTTTGATTTAGAGGAATTGAAAGGCTCTAAGGCTTATTTAGGAGTTGACTTGGCTGCCACAAGGGATTTAGCGGCTTTAGCAATTTTGATAGAAAAGGATGATAAGTTATATGCAAAGGTTGAACACTTCTTGCCTGACAATAGAAATTCACTTGTAAGACAAAACGGTTTGGATTTAACAGGTTGGATTCAGAAGGGTTTTATAACTCAAACCGAAAGTAAGACAATAGATTATGATTATATAGCCGAGAGGGTACAATATTATACAGAGAATTTTTATGTTTATGGACTTGGTTATGACAAATGGAATAGTTCGCAGTTTATTCCGCCTTTAGAATATAATTTAGGATTGTATTGTGTTCAATGTCCTCAAAATACTTCATTTTTTAACCTTCCATTAAGGACAATTGAACGATATATAATAGAGCAAAAAATCTTGTTAGAGAAAAATCCTGTACTGAGATGGATGTTTTCAAATGTAGTGCTTTATTATGATGGTAATGCTAATATTAAGATAGTTAAGAACAAGAGTAAGGATGCCGTTGACGGTGTTGTAGCATTAGCAATGGCTATGGGTATGTATTTAAAAGATAAGCAATATGATTTTTAGAAATATAAGTAAGAAAATAAAATCAATTTGGGGGGTCAATTTAAATTTTAATGTAGGTGATGCAAAGGTAAATACCGATAATATCAGTACCATTCAAACCTGTGTAAGAATTCTAACAGAAAATGTCAGCCGATTACCTGTTATAGTCAGGTCAAAAAATGGTCAGGTAGTAGATGGACATCCTATTTCAAGGCTATTTAATAGATCATTTTCACCATATCTGACAGCTGATAAAGGTAGAAAAATTATTGAAAGAGACAGGGCGTTAAATGGGAATGGATTTGCGTGGATACGATACGATAAAAGGGGCAATGCTGCTTCAATTATTCCAATCCCTTATGAAGCTATTGAAGGTATTGAACTAAAAAATGGTAAGCTCTATTACTCACTAAAACATAATTGTAACCCTTATATAGACAGAAACGATGATGTAATAGTTAATGGCGAAGAGATTTTGCACTTTACTAATGCTAATATAGACGGGTTTTTAGGAGTAAGTCCTATAAGGTCTTTAATGTTTGAGGCAGGTATCAGACAGAGAGCAAGTGAGACACTGATAAACTTCTATAAAAATAATGCTATGTCACCCGTTGTACTGTCCTCATCAATTGAGGATATGTCGCAATTAAAGAGGCTACAGGAGTTTACAGAGAAATTTGAGCTTGAAAATGGCGGTTCGCAGAATGCAGGAAAGATAATTAAACTTCCACCAGGACTAAGATTAGATACTCTAAATTACAAACTTGCTGATGCTGAACTTATTAACACATTAAAGTTCACTAATCAGGAGATAATAAGTGCTTTTGGAATACCTTCATTTCTGATGAGTTATGAGACTACTCAGAGCATTGAGAATCAAACGTTAGAGTTTAAAACATTCACCTTAAATGCTATTCTTGCAGGCTACAAAGCAGAAATTGAGAATAAACTGTTCACTTCTGAGGAGTTAAACAAAGGCTATTATATTGATTTTGACTATTCTGTTTTACTGGACGCTGATCTAAAGACAAAGGCTGAAAGTTACAAAACTCTGGTAACAAATGGTCTTTGCACGCACAATGAAGCACTTGTAAGGTTAGGATTTAAGACCATTGAAAACGATAATGGTAATAAACATTATATGCAAGCTCAATACTTAAAAATAGAGGATTATAATCAAAATAATGTTGAAGACAAATGATAGATAGTAAGATTAAAATAAGATCTGAACAGGTCGAGGGTTCAGAGGAGAAAAAGGTATTCATTGAAGGTTATGCGGTTGTTTTTAACCAAAAATCAAAGCTAATCTTTGAGGATGGCAAGTTATTCTATGAAATAATTAAGCCAAATGCTTTCGATGAAGTATTGAAGGATGAACATTTGAATGTTAAGGCAGTAGTTGATCACGACAATAGTAAACTATTAGCCAGAACAAAGTCAGGTACTCTCACTCTTTCAGTAGATGAATACGGACTTAAGTATAGTATTCTTCTGCCTGACACTAATCTAGGTGAGGATATAGCAAAAATGGTTGAACGTGGGGACATCTTCGAAAGTTCCTTTAAGTATTTTACCAGAAGAGGTGACGACAGGTTTGAAAGAGATGAGAACGGTGATTTGATACATATTGTTGAAAGAGTGTCAGCCCTTTACGACGTATCATTAGTAGTTGATGGAGCTTTTGCTAATACTAATATGTCAGTAGTGAAACGCAGTCTTAAAGAGCTTGAAGCTAAGGAGCAAGCCGAAAGGGAACGTAAAGAGGCTATTAGAAAGGAATTAACTAAACAACGTGAATATTTAATGAAATTACGTAATTATGAAGCTTAATGAATTAGTACAAAAACGTTCTAAAATAATTGATGAGATGGAAGCCGTGTTAAAAGAAGCTGAAAAACACGAGCGTTCAATGAATGAAGAAGAATCAAATAAATGGAATGAGCTTGACAATCAACGAAAAGATATTGAAAAGTTGATTGAGCAAAGGAAGGCTCAGGATGAATTAAATGCAAAAGAAGTTAAACGGAGTATTAATCTTAATAAAGTAAACAAAATGAGCAATTTTAAAGAAATAATTAAACGTAACGGAGATATTATTGAGAATTTTAAAGTAAGAGCTGTAAACCTAGCAGCAGGTATTTATGATATACAAACTGCTAGTAATATTAGCGTAGTAGGATATGAACCCTTCTATAAACAAATGGGTGTTGAAATAATGCCTAATCTTGTAAACGCTATAAAATTGCCTTATACTGGAGCAATTCAGGCAGGTAAGAAGAGTCCTGGTAGTCGTCAAAATAACAACCAGACCCTATCAACAGTACTTCTGTCACCTGAACGTTACACCATTACCGAAACCATAGGTAGAGAATTGTTGGCTGTAGGTAATGAAGCAGCCCTACAAGCTTTCCTTATGGAAATGGTTAAGGGTTGTGATAGGGCTGTAACTAAAGATATTTATGACCAAGCACTTGAAGTAGCTTCAAAAGTAAAAGATGTTGATTATACTACTACTGGGCTTGATACTCTGGTTGGTGCAGTTGATGGTGATGTATCTGTACTGATGCCTCGTGCTGAATTCTATAAGGCTAAAGGTGTTAAGGTTGACGATGGATCAGGTATGTTCTTGGCTAGCAAGATTAATCAATTTGCTGGTAATTTGTGGGATGGAACACCTGTTTTCTACTCTAATTTGTTTGGTGATACTGCTATCATTGCCGCTGACCTGAAACATATCACCGTTGGTGAGTTTGGTGATGAGTATGAGGTTATTTTTGACTATTATTCTAAAGCCCCTGAGGGACAGGTAGTAGTTACAGTAGCCAAGATTGCTTCTGTAAAGGTTCGTAATGCCAACGCAGTGAAGAAAGCAATTGTTTCTGATGTTTCTGCTGATGATGAATAAATAAATAAATAAATAAGGGTGTAGGATATTGGTTTATCCTACACTCACAATAAATGTAATTATAAAATAAATGAATACTTGTATGTATATATATAATGAAGAAATAGTTACTAAAGATTATTCACAAATAACTGTCAATCAATTAGTAAAGCATTTAAATTTAGATGATGATTTAATTGATGTTGAATATTTAGAATCATTGATTGAAGCTGCTGTAGATTGGTGTGAAGATAGAGTTAACTCCTATTTAGTCAATACAACAATTAAATTAATTATATATAAATTTTCTGGATGTAACATAAGAATAGACAAGGGTAATGTTAATTCTATTTCTTCAATTAAAGTAAATGGTAAAGCATATACAGATGGGTATAAGTTGATTAAACATACTAATTCAGCTACTATTATACTTAACACGGCAGTTGATAATAGTGAAATAGAAATAGAATATAAAGGAGGCAATAACACAAAGAAGAATTATTTACACGCTATTCTAATTAAAGCTGCTGATTTTTATGACGTTGAAAGAAGTGATTATAGTCACGGAGTAAATAACAACAATGTAGTGATGAGGTTATTAAATTTAATGTAATATGCAAGCAGGAGAATTAAAACACAAGATAGAATTATATAAAAATGAGGGAAGTGTAAACAATCCTGTTTTAGTCTTTTATAAAAAAATATATGCTGCTGTAAGTTATAAAAATGGTAATAGTGTTATTCAATCATATT